ATCCAGTTAACCAAGACTTCATACGACGATCTTCTGTTTGAGAAGCTCTGTATCGCACGTGTAAGAATGGTCGACGGATATTCGTTCCTAAAATTTGATCGTAAACTGTAGAAGTTCCAGCTGGTACCAATACTCCTTCAATAGAAGATACTCCAGTTGTTGCTCCACGAGTTGATGCATCATTTAGATATTTCCAGTCTGTTTTGTAGAAATCATAAGATCCTCTACGGAAACCGCTAAACCCTAGGTTTAATGCCATTTCTTCAGAGTTTTCAAATAACCCATAAGCAGTACCTCCGTTAGCTCCTGCAGAAAGACCAGCTAACATATCATCAATTTCTAATGAAGTTGTACGGTCTAAGAAAAGCATGTTCTCTTCAATTGCTCCTTGAGTATCTAAATTCTTTAAGATGTTATCAAAGTCAGTTAAGTTAGCTCCGCTAAACGCTGTTTCTACATTACCTCTATCTTCGATAGCAGCAAATAAACCTTGCGTACCTTTAAATCCTCCGGCTAAAGCTCCAGATCCTGCAGCAGCAAGTTCTCCTTCAACTACACTCATTTCTAAGTAGTCTTCAAAACGTAAACGAGTTTCAGATTCTGCTTTTAGATACCATAAGTATCCAGAAGTTCCGTCTTCTGTAGCTACTTCTACCCAACCGATTTGAGCCATATCAGATCCGTTGATGCTGTAATTGCTACGAATAATGATTGGTGAGTTGCTAAATTGAGTAAACGTAGGATCAATGCTAACGTTAGTAGTTCCTGTGATTGCTCCAGCAGCTCCGTCCCAGTTAGTTGTTTGAGATCCTTTGTTGAATTCAGAACCGTATACAAAAATCTTAATTCCAGTAGCAGCAAGCGCAGCTGTATTAGCAGCAGTATAAGGAGCTACGATTAGAGCGCCAGTTCCTGGGTTCGAAGATGTAACTACAGCTTTTAATTCAACTCCAGCTGCATCTAAAAGAACGATAGTTTGGCCGGGAGAGATAACGTTTACAATACCAGCTCCTACTGGAATTCCAATACCGTTTGCGTCATCGTTAGTACACCCGTCATAAGCGACGTGTAATCTGTTTTGTTCTGACCAAATAACTTGATCTGACGTCATTGGCATTTCAGCTCCAACCATACGTAAGAATCCAGATAATGTTCTGTTTCCATAACGCTCTACTTCTTGTTCGTAGATTTCAGGTAGATACTGCTGAGCAAAGTCAGACGTGTTGTTGTTGAACTGTAAGTAGTTCGATTGTAGTAATTGTTGCGACTGCGATGGCACGATCGAGCCAAAATTAGGTGCTATTGCCATAATTTTTAATTTTAATTGTTAAATTTTCTTGTTTTAATTTTAAGTTTTGAAGAGTCTTGCCCGGTAATCGCTTTTACTTTAAATCCATTTACAAATACATTACCATCTTGTGTTTTTCTAGGTTCTGTAGTTATGTTCTTGTCTTTAGCAATCTGTCCTTTTATGGCGTCTGTTTTTCCTTGCTCATAAAAGTGTTGTGCAATAGTGTCTGCGTTTCGCGCTGCATACAAAGCTTTGTGATAACCTTTTGTATCAACAACTTCTCCTTTGTCATTCAAGAACGTCTTGATGAACGTGGAAATGTCTTTTTGGTTATCTGCAACCTTAACTGGATCTTTGATGCCATATCTAAACTTTTTCTCTCCAACTTTAAAATCAAAACCTTTGAAATCGTTGTTAAGAAGTTCGTCTGTTTGGCTAATAAACCTGTCTTGGTTAACTTTGTTAGCTGCTTGCTCCTCGTTGTATCGGTTGAAAAAGTCAGTAGCTTGTTGTTGCTCTTGATTAACTCCAGGTCTCAACTTGATCTCTGCGTAGTATTTATCTTTAAGCGAATCCAAATAGCTCTTGGCTTTTGCAACTTCTTCTTTATACGCAAGTTTCTTCTTTCGAATGTCTCTTGCTTCGTCTAAATCTTCATCAAAACTAAAAGAGTCTTCAATCACGAAGTCAATCTCTTCTGAATCTAAATGCGGTTTAGCTTGTTTGTAATATTCTTTTAATAATGCTCCTCCATCAACGTCGCTATAATCAGCATTAAGCCTAGCGTAGTCGTCAATAGTTCCACCAGTTTCTTTCATAAACTCAATAAGTTTATCTACATTTTCTGGGTAGTCTTGTGTTTGAGCTTGCGATAGTACTTCTTTTTGTTCCTGTGAGGCGTCGGGACTTTCAGTGCCTCCAACCATTGTGATCTCTTCAGGGTTATCGTCTTCATCTTTTACTAATTCTAAAGGTGATTCTACTTTTTCTTTGAGATCAACTTTAGTAATTTCACTGGAGTCGTCCCGTACTTCTTTTTCCACTTCTGGTAAATTTGTGGTTTGTTTATCATCAACCACATTTTCTGTTTCTCCGACTTGAATGGCATCTTCTTCTGTTTTTTTACTTAAATCTATCTTAGTAACTTCAGGAACAATGTTTCCTTGGCCTTTAATTTTTGGAGTTTTCTTTTTTAATTTAAATTCTCCTTCTTGTTTTACTTCTTTTGTTTCTGACATAATATAATATAATAAAAATTAATAATTCCCTATCTTGGGGTAAACTGTTCTAAATCAAAACCGCCTAAGCCGTCATTAGTTGATTCGAAGTTTTTAGGTAGCAGATCGTTTTGCCTTTGATCTATAAGTTCACTCTGTTGAGTGCCTTGCATTTTTATTCTTTGATCTTTTCTATTCTCTATTTGATCTTCTTTATCTCTTTGAGCCTTCATATTTAATTCAGCAAGTCTTAATTGATACTGAAACTCTTCAGCCATTAATTCTTTTTTGATAAAAGCTTCTTGCTCCATTCTCTGGATTTCCATTTGAGATTTAGCTTGTTCAATTTGAACCGTTGTTTCGGCTAATGCTTGTTGTTTTTGAACTTCTGATAGAGCTGCTTTTTCTGCAGATTCAGCATTTGCTTGAGCTTGAGCTTGTATGTTAGCCATTTGAGCAGCTTGCTCTTGTTCTGCTTTTTTATTTTGTCTAGACTTTATTACTTCGTTAGCTAGCTTTATGTTTTGAATTTGACGAACATCTATGGCATCTGCCAAACTAATACTTTGCGTTTGCAATGCAATTTGTATACTTTTTTCTAGTTGAGCTTTTTCTTCTTCTTCTGGCTCTAATTCTAAGAATATACCAAAGTCGTGTAAGTGTAGTTCATCTATCTCACTCAATGTAGCTACGTTAAAGCTATTAATGCTACCTATTAAAGCTTGTCTAGTTAACGGGAACTGTAACATATCACCTACTCTAAGACTTATATTCTCACAAGATCTTATAGTTATATACATTAAAGACTGTAGTATGTGTCTGGTAGCTGTGTTGGAATTAGCTGCCGCTAGTTTTTGAAGTCCTACTAATGCGTTTTTATCAGGTGTACTTCCATCTCTAGCTTCGTTAAGTCCGGTTACATCACGTATCATCTGTAAGTAATACTGGTATGTAGATATCATAGCTTGAATCTTAGAAATACCAGAAGAACTTTGAAGCTCTTGAATAGGTACTTTACCTCTATTCATCTCACCATCCTGAGTAAGCGATCTACCTACTATAGTACCAGTCTGAAAATACATGTTTAATGCCTCTGCAGGGTTGTAGTTTGTTCCGTTGCCTAAGTCAACCTCAGCTAAGCCATCAACATCTACATAAACACCATCGGGAACCATACGAGCTAAAACTTGCTGTAATTTTAAATGAGTCAATTGAATCATGTCGGCAAAACCTGTTGTTCTACTGACTAAAGATTCTATTCTACCTTGATACATTCTAGGCGCTGATATACAATAGTTCATATTAACTTTCGTAGTATCGGCGGATGGTCTTGTCATGTTTTCAGACATTTTCCATTCCAGCATAGTATCACCCATGCCTAATATTTTTGCTCCAGTATATAAAACCTCAATAGATCTTGAAACTCTTTCAAAGTTGTCACTTGGAGGAGGATTAAACGTATCTTGCTTTTCTAGAGTTTTTTCTAATCCTTGTTCTGTTTGCTTTATTTTAAATACTTGATCTTGATATGTCTTGTATTCAAAGAATAACACTTGATATTGATTGACATCGCTATTAACTTGCCAGTCGCTTTGAGAATAGTTTTGACGACCTGGATATTTTTGTATCGTTTCTAACTCTTCATTAGTTAAGTTTGGATACATTTTTTTAATCTCAGGAAGTGCTAAGCTTTTAACTTCACCTACGTAATATATATCGTCAAAATTAGGATCATCAGTAGCTGAATAGACTAAACTAGACGGGTCAACGTAGTCAACCTTAATACCTTCAGCTAAGTTAAAACTAGTTTTACTAGCCGCTATACCTAATACCGTTAGATCATAGGCTAATCTTTTTTTAGTTTCATCAAACTTATTGAAGTCTAGCACGCTATTTATTAGCTCTTCTTCGGCTATTTCAACGCTCTGCTTGTAATTAAGTTGCATATAAAGATCAAGCTCTCCTGGATCATTAGGAAGGCTTTCTGGCTCTGCAGATGCATAAAAGTTTTTACCTGTTAATTTAGCTAATTCTTCTATGTTTTCTTTTTGCTGTATATCTCTTAAAGCATTAAAAGCAAAATCAGTTCTTTGTTGCGTAGCGAAAGGATCTGATGCAAAAGATTTAATCTCATATCCTTTATCTGTCATACCGTTGACAACTATGTCAACGAATTTAGATAAAACTGGAATTGGTTTCCAGTCTAAATTCAAGTAAGATAAATCACCATTATTAGATAATTCATCTTTATATTTCTGTACAGGCTGTTCGCCTCTAGCATATAATCTCAGTCTATTAAAGTTCTGGAAATTATAGGAATACCTATCTTGACCACTGTTATTTCTAAACCATTCTTGTTCAATAGCGTTTCCAACAGCTAAACCATATTCAAATGATTTCTTTTCTTCTTCAGGTACCACCTGATCTGGAAAGATGCTATTATTAGTATTATAGACCATTTATTATATTATTTTTGAATTTTGACCTGAATTGTTATATTTTCTAAAACCTAAAGATACTTTAGATATTACTCTTTGCGCAACAGGCGTGTATCTGTGTTTATTACAAGCCATCATAGCTAAACCAGAGCTTATAGATGCATCATGTTTAGTTCTATTATTTATATTAAATTTTGCCCAATCCTCTAAAGTTCTTTGAAAGTACATGTTACCATAACCTTCATTTAGTAAACCAACGTGGTTTTCTATATAATCCTCTATAGCTGCCGCGTGAGCTTGCTTTATATCTTCACTTGAATTAGGTATTCCACCTATTTCTCTCTCTGTTACAGATAATTTATGCATAACCTTATCAGGTCTATTCATAGAGTAACCTCTGTAACCTCTTCTTTTCATATAATATAATAGTCTAGGCTTATTGTTCTCTGCTAGTATAGGCATACCATAAAAAACTAATGCCATTAAAACATCTTCAAAAAACATATCAGCTGTTTGTGGTCTAGCTATATATTCTAAGAAAAATAAGTTAGGCGGCACGTCTTCCATTGAAAACTTAGTTAAACCGTGTAAAGATCCTTTAGAACCTTTACCGTCAACTGTACCAGATATATCATAACTATCGCATCCAAAAGCTCCACAGTGCTCATTACCAGGATATTTAACGTTATTTTTTATATTGTATCTATTTTGCAGTGTAACTGGAGGAACCCAGCTAACAAAAAATCTTCCACTTTTGCTAGGCACGAACAGCACTCTAGTATCTTTAATCCCACCTTCCCACTGAAAATTACCCTGTGTAACAACATTAGTATTACGTAGATCTTCATTATAGTCTATTTGCTCGTATATTTTACCTAAATTAAACAAAGATTCTTTAGCTTCATCTCTAAAGGCATGCTTCTCTGTTCTTGGAAACTGTCTATAGTATTCGTTTAAACCATCTTGGTCATCATGCAATCCATCTACTTCGTTTTCCCAATGTGATATAACTCCTATATCTATATCTTCACCATCTATACCTTTGATTGGTTTTTTTGGAGTGTCGAATACAGGTATTCCATAAGAATCAATGTATCCTTCGTAATTCCATTCCATAGGTACAAACAAACTATATAGTCCTGAGCTAGTCTGTCCGTTGCGGTTTCTTTTTGTGACGTCCGAAGACTCGTATAGTTTTTTAAAATTTGATCCACCTTTGTCTAATGCGTTTGAAGTAGATCCCATCATGCACTTACCTACTATT